ATACGAATTTAGGAATAAGGTTTCAGGAAAATCTTATATAGGTTCAACAAAAGACCATAAGGAAAGATATTGGTCACATATTAGTAAATTAAAAAGAAATGTTCACGACAATAAAGAACTTCAAAAAGACTTTAATTTAATAGGTAGAGATAATTTTGAAATGATTATGTTAGAAGAATGTTCTATTGATATGCTTTTAGAACGTGAACAATTTTGGAGTGATAAAATTGAAAATAAATATAATACAAGAAAAAATGTTTGCAGTAATATAGGAGTTGAGCATAGTAAAGAAATAAAAAATACAATGTCTATTTCTCGCACAGGTTCTAACAATCCTTTTTATGGTAAAAAACATAGTGAAGAAAGTAAAAAGAAATTAGCAAGAAAAGGAAGTTTAAGTAGTAGGTCTAAATTAGTAATAGATACTGCAACTGGTATTTTTTATAATTGTGCAAGAGAAGCAGGTGAAGCAAATGGAATTAAAAATTCTTATATGATAGGAATGTTAAATGGTACAAATAAAAATAAAACAAATTTAAGATACGCATAATGGAAGAAACTTTACTTTACCCACGATTCTATAAATGCATTACACTTGCTAAATTTAAACAATTAGATGACAAATGTTGCAAGTTATTAGGCTTACCAAATAATGAAGATACTAATGATTATGCTAATCCAATAGTAGACATAAACGGATTTAATTGGTTGGTGGTTAATACTGACATAAGTAGTTTATTTACTGAAGCAGAGATTTTGGCAATGGTGCAATACGAAGATTTAGTTTTACCAATAGTTAATCCGTAATGAAGAAGAACTTTTTACTTATTATTGAAAACGGTTTTGCTTGGGGTGGTGTAATTACTGCATACGCAATGGCAATACTTCCAATTATTCAAGTATTAGCAGGAGCAGCAGCATTTATATTTTCGGTTTTATCAATAGCAAAAATAATTAAAAATTGGTATGAAAAAGATTAAAGAAAATTGGCAAAGTCACACTTCAACTATTATCGGTGGCATAGTGGCTATTGCTACTGCTTGGAGTACAATTGATATGAGTACATTTGATATTAGTAAGGATTGGGTTAAATTAATCATACCTGCTATAATTGCACTTGGTGGATATATGACTAAAATAAATACAAAAGTTAACTAATAAGTAAACTAATGACAATGATAAGTAAGCATATAACTTTACAAGAAGCAACCGAGAGTGCAACTGCTTTAAGAATGGGCATTAAGAACGTGCCTAATGAATTTGTATTAGAAGCAATGAAGTATGTAGCAGAAAACTTATTTGAGCCGATTAGAGAGTGGTATGATAAGCCAATAAAAGTAAATAGTTTTTATAGATGTGTTGCGTTAAATAAAGCAGTAAAAGGAAGTTTAACAAGCGGTCACGTATTAGGCAATAGCATTGATATTAGTGGTGGGAATAAAATTGAAAATAAAAAGATATTTGATTTTATAAAAACAAGTGGTTTATTCTATGACCAAATAATAAATGAATACGATTACACTTGGATTCATATTTCTTTAAAAAAGACTGGCAATAGACAACAAATACTTGTAATAAAGTAGTGGATAGTGTAGAAATAGAAAGAGCAAGAATAGTTGCTATAATCGAAGCTAAATACAAGCAGAAAGCAGTTGATATTAAAAAGGAACAAGAACTAAAAAAGAAAAGAAAATGAATGTTGGGTTAGCTAAGGAAATTTTTCTAAAAGAAATAAAAGAATATAAAAAATATTGGACTTTAAAAGCACAAGTTTTATATAAGTTAAAAAATAAACGCAAATGAAAAATATATACGCAATCCTAATAGCCATTCTTTACTGCTTAATTTGTAGCTGCTATACAAAGCAACAAGCAATAGATAAGTTTTGTAGTAAAGATACTGCCAGTGTAATGGTAACTATTCACGATACTATCATAGTTGATTCTATACAAATTGATACAGTATTCAATGATAATGTTGATTCAGTTTATATCACAAAAGATAAATTAGAGATTGTATATGTAAAGAAATTTGGTAAAATATACATAGAGGGAAAATGCAAAGGGGATACTATTTATTACGAGAAAAAAGTATTGATTGAAATACCAGTTGATTGCCCAAAATTAGTATGGTATAAACAACTTGGCGCAGATTATTGGTATATACTTCCATTAATAATATTGATTCTATTTATAGTTGGTTACATACGTAAAATCTTAAACAATGGATAAAATAACATTTACTGTTACTGCTTATGGTTGTAAGCATACGATTGAAATGGGCGAGGATGCAGATATTGAACAAATGTTTACAGCCTTTAGAGCTATTTTAGTTGGGTTAACTTATCCTGAAAAAGTAATTGATAATCACATTGCAGAATTAGCAGAAAATATACCTGATTAGGTATAATAAATTAATGAATGATATATTAGTTATTTTGAAATATTTTAGTTATTATTGTTTAAATAAATAATTAAATAAATGAATATAATTTATGGTTTAAAAGACCCAAGAAATGACGTTTATCAATATATTGGAAAATCAACTGTTGGTAATAAAAGAGCATTACAACATTTAACAAATTCGCATTCAGATAAGGTTAATGAGTGGGTAAGCATTTTAGAAAGTAAATGGCTATATCCAATAGTTAGTATTATAGAAGAAGTTGAAGATATTAATGATTTGAGTGAAAGGGAAAAGTATTGGATTAATTACTATGAAACAATTAACCCAAATTTATTAAATATTCAATCAATAGATAAGAAAATTAATAATGTAAAAAGTGAAGAGGATGAAACAGAGTATCAATTTATGCTTAAAGTATTATTTAAAATACCAGAGATATTAAAAAAAGAAAGAATATATCGTAAATTAACTCAAGATGAAATGGCTAAAGAAATGAAGATAAGTAGAAGTACACTTTCTTTATGCGAAAGAAATGGAAATGTTACTTTTAAAATTATTCAAAAATATTTTTTAACATTAAAAGGTATTGACATATTAACAAAAAGCGGTGATGCTAAAAGAGTAAGAAGTATAAAAAAACATTCATTATGAAAGACTACAAGATAGCATACGAGTTCAATGGTCGTAAAATGTACACGATAGTACGTGCAAAGAATGTTGAAGATGCAAAGAAGCAAATCAATGATAGGCTACATTTTATTGAGGTGAAGGATATTACAGCACCTGATGAAACTTTGGATTACATCAAGAATTTATTTAATATGAAATAATGGCTAAAATTAGACCACGATTAACACCAGAAGAGTACGATATTTTAAAGAAAATTAGAATTGAAAATAATCAGAAAAGAGTGTTAGTCATTGGTGACTTGCACGAACCCTTTTGCTTACCAGGTTACTTTGAATTTTGCAAAGAAATTTACAATAAATATAAATGCACTGATGTAGTCTTTATTGGAGATATAATTGATAATCATTTTGCTTCTTATCACGAAACCATTCCTGATTCAATTAGTGGTGGAGATGAGTTAGAATTGTCTATTACAAAAATCAAAAAGTGGCATAATTGTTTTCCTCATTCAACAATTATTATAGGTAATCACGATAGATTGATTATGCGTAAAGCACAAACAGGTGGCATAAGTCAAAAGTGGATTAAGGATTACAAAGATGTTTTAGAAGTACCTACTTGGAATTTTGTTGATAGGCACGTAATTGATAATGTTCAATATTTGCACGGAGAAGGTGGAACTGCAAAGGTTAAATGTAAAAGTGATATGATGAGTACAGTGCAAGGTCATTTGCACACACAAGCATATACTGAGTGGTTTGTAGGTGCTAACTTTAAAATATTTGGAATGCAGGTAGGTTGCGGTATTAATCACAAGCATATTGCTTTTAGTTATGCTAAATATGGCAAGAAACCTGCAATCGGTTGTGGTGTGGTTATAAATGGCACTACTGCTATAAATGAATTGATGGAACTATGATAAGTAGCTTTCAGATATTAGGGCAAACCATTGAAGTAATTATTGATAATGAATACTGTCACAAAAATAAGTGCTATGGTCAATTTATACCATTTGAAAACAAGATAATAATAGCAAATAAATTTAAGAGTAAAAAAGTTTGGATAGAATACAAGCAAGAAATAATTGATGCAACCTTTTTTCACGAGCTAATCCATTGCTTATTATTTTATGCTGATTCTAAGAGTTGGTTAGATGAGAAATTAGTTGACAAACTTGGAAACTTTTTACACCAGTATCACATAAGCAAAATAGATAATGTAGTCAATATATAAGTTTTAAACTGACATCTAAAATATAAAACATAAGCCCAAATATTAAGTTATTTGGGTTTTTTTATGTTCTTTTAAAAAATAAATACGTTAATAATCAAACACTTATAAAATTAATAAAAAAATTATTATGTTTTGTAATAAATAGTTGTACATTTGAAGGGCAATAAAGCAATAACAATTATGAAAACATACAAACAAATAAACTTTAAAAGAAACTACGAATGTACAAACATTAAATTTATTCAAGTTTTAGATAACCAAGAATTAGATTCTAATATTTGGGAATTGTGTAATGAAAGTGAAATTGATTGTGGTCAATTATTTTTACAAGACAATAAAAGAATGTTTGGATATTTATAACTAATAAGAAAATGACACATCAATACTTTAGTAAGTGGCGCAAAGTTTGGATAGATTTTGCGCCAACTGAAGGTCAAATAATTCAATTATTAAAATATAATTACGAAATAAGAAAAATAAACAACTAAAACAATGGAACTAATCACATCACTTAAATTTTATAACTCAATTACCAATGAATTTATGGTAGAACTAACACTTTACAAAAAAGATATAGGCTACTGCGTATTAACTGATTCAGGTAACAACATAGGTGGCAAGAATATGCTTGACAATAGCTTTGCAGTTACCTATTTTAACGATGCAATTAGAGAAGTAAAACAATACTATCAATCACAAGGAATAATTTATAACACAAAATAATATGAAAAATCAAATTTTAGAAAAGGTACTATTTGTACTTATGTTAGCAGCTATGTTTTTTTTAACATACGTAATCTTATTAATCACACAAGACTAATCAAACACAAACAATGAAAATCACAATCACAAAAACAGTAGAAGAAACGCACGAGTTAGAATTACCTGCGTATCGTAAAAACATTTGCTTTTATTTTAAAATAATTAGCGAAACACAAGCAATCCAAGTTAATTTTGGAAAAGAAATGGAATCAATAACTACAACTTACGCATCAGTTGCTTTAAATTCAGCAAGTGAAGTAGGTAATCAAGAAGAGTTTGATGCCAAGTTCAATCAAGTATTAACAATTATAATGGAGAAAGCATCATAATGCAAAAAGAACGTCTAAAAAAAGAAGTAGTATTGCAACTACTGGAAAGCCAAGAAGCAATTGGGTACATAGCTGATAAAATGGGAGTGCAATTCCAAACAGTATTAAAGCAGATAATAAGTGAATCGCCAACACTATGTAAATTACCTTATGTAATAGCTATAAAAAATGCTTTAGGCTTACCATTAAATGATGTAATAACTGAACTATATAACGAGCAAGGAGGGTACAAAGAATGAGTTTAGAACAAGAAGAAAACAAATTAGCATTCTACTGGCAGTATTATAAAAACTGTTTAGAAATGACACACACTGGAGAATGCGATGACCAAGAATTTATTGAACTTGGCAAAGTAGCTAATAAATGGAGATTACAAAAGGAATTAGTACACAAGTTAAAAACCGAATTAAACAATGGAATTTGAATATAAAGATTTAATAGATAAAGGATTTGAAAGACAAGATATAAATGATGGAATTTGGTTTAATGAATATGGATTTAATTTTTTTATTTTACAAAAAGTATTAAATACAAACTATTATTTTGATTGGGATGTAAATACTCGTTTTTTATATGTAGTAAAGCACGATTACGACCATAATATTTTGTATAGAAAACAAATTATAAGCAATGAACAATATAATGATATTGACGAACTTTTAAAAAATCCGAACAAATGAGCAAACAAACAACAGTTGAATGGTTGGAGCAGGAATTTATTGCTTTACAAAATTATGGAGTAAATGAACTTGGATTATTTGCAAAAGCAAAAGAAATGGAAAAGCAACAAATTATTGATGCTTGTAATCAAATAGAAGTAATTGGATTAGATTATGAATTTCCTGGAGAAAAATACTACAACCAAACTTTTAAAGATTAAATTATGAGCAGAATAGACACACTACGTAACAGGTACGACAAAATAAATAGATTGCGAAACATTGCAATTGACCAAAAAAATATTCTTAAAACAAAACAAGCGCAATGGTTACTATATTCAATCACTGCAACTTTAAACCTTATAAGCCAACCACAGCAATGGAATTAGATAAAATAAGTAACATAGAATTAGGTGGAATAGACTACAGTGATTATCCTGACTTTTGCGATGCTTACATAGTATCAGCAGAAATAGATGGAGTTGAGTTAACCGATGCAGAAATAGAAGAATTGAACTGCAATTCAGAGTTTGTTTATGACTGTGTTTTAAAAGAATTATTTTAATGAAATTATCGGATTTAGAACATAACGAAAAGCTATTGTTAAAGCAATTGGCTATATTGCAGGATAAACTAAAGATTTATAAGAAACAATTATTAGAAACTAAAAAACAAATAAAAAAATGGAAAATTTAACACATTGGAAAAAAATGACTGATCCAAAATATATTGGAAGTTATGACTTTCAACCAGGTCAAGAATTGAAAGTAACTATTGAAAAAATAGAAAATGTAAATATTGAATTGTTTAATGGAAAGAAGCTTGAAACAAAGAATTGCATATTAGCACATTTCAAAGGAGCTAAAAAGCCAATGATATTAAATAAAGAGAATATGAAGGTAATTACCAAAGTAGCAGGATCACCATATATTGAACAATGGGTAGGTAAAGAACTAATTTTATATGTAACTAAAGTAGCTGCATTTGGTTCTATGGTAGATGCGGTAAGGGTAAAATTTATACGATAATATGATAGATAATTTAATATTTAGAAGCAGCGCAACAGGTGGCCTATGTGGTAAAACAGGGCTTGGCGCAACAGGTGAGAAGCTTGCAATTAAAACGTATTTGCAGAAGCGTTATGGTAGGTACAAAGAAATTACAAATAAATATCTTGAAAAGGGTATTGCTTGTGAAGATGCTGGTATTAAAACTTATAATAGTTTATTTGATACGGATTATGTAAAGAATGATACACGTATTTACAATGATTTTATTACTGGTGAATGTGATATTGATACAGGTGAAAGTATTATAGACATCAAAAATAGTTGGGATTTATTCACATTTCACGAAAGCAAAACTAGTGATAATAAATTATATGATTGGCAAGGCCAGTGCTATATGGAGTTGTATGATAGGCCAACATTTCAATTGGTTTATGTTTTAGAAGATGCACCTGACTTAAATATTTTTAAGGAAATAAACTATGCAGGTGAAATTAAGGAATGGGAAGAAGTACAAATTATTGCTAATATGGTTTACTCTCAATCTGCATTTGATAGGCTTATTGAAACTCAAGGATTAGGTGGGGATGTAAAAACTGATAAAGCTATAAAAAGTTTTATAGAAATTCCTGCAGCTGAAAGGTTACACGCTAAACAATTTAGCAGGGATTCAACAAAATACGAATTCATTAAAACACGAATAAACGAAGCAAGAAAATTTTTAAAATCAATATACGAATAATGGAAATCAAAGGTAAGATCCTTCAAATCGGAGAAGTAAAACAGATTAGTGATAAGTTTAAGTTACAACCAATTTTAATTGAAACTGGTGATAAGTATCCAAGAAAACTTCAGTTGCAATTAAAAGATAGGGCTATGCAGCAAATAATAAACATAGGTGATGTATTAATTTTTAAATTTGATGCTGAGTCAAGGGAATATAACGACAAGTGGTATACAAATTTAAATTGCTATGAAATTACAAAATAACTAAAACAGGTATAAAAGGTATAAAATATTTCCTTAGTTTAGCAATAGTACAATAATTATAATTGTAAAATGCTTTTGAAAAAATTTGGAAAATAAAATGTACCTTTTATACCTAATAGGGTTAAAGTGCTGAAAATCACAGGTACATTCTAAGTATAAAAGCAGTATAAATGTACTTTAAGTTTATACGGAATGTACCAAACTACTTAGAATCGTTCTAAATAAGGGTTATTATTTGTAATTAATCTAAATAAGTAAAGTTTAAAATTAAATAGTAACAATGTAATATAATTAAATATTATTGTAAAGTTAGTTGAAGTAGAAGCCAACTAATATGAATCGAATTTTATCTTTTGCAGTTAAAATATAGATTAAGCCCCTTTTAGCTTCTACCTAATTGGGGCTTTTTCGTTTAATACAGTATGATAGTTTCAATATATAAAACAGTTAAGGATACATCAAATCCTTTTAATAAGCCAGTGCAGGTTGCATTGGATAGGATAAAAAATGGAACTTCTAAAGAGTTAAATTTACAAATAAGAGCAACAGCATCAAAAGATGAACAAAAGCCATTAAAAGCATTATTAAGTGGTGTTTGTTTCAATGGAACTTTTATAAAACGATCAATAAAAGGATTAGATAAAAAATCGGGGTTAATAGTATTAGATTTTGATGAATTTGAAACAGAGCAAAAGGCAATTGATTTTAAAGAAAGTTTAAAAGAAGATGCTTATATATTTGCTGCCTGGATAAGCCCAAGCGGAAAAGGTGTAAAGGTATTGGTAAAGATTCCAACTGAAGGTGAACACAAACAATATTTTAATGCACTACAAAAGCACTTTAATAGTCCGAATTGGGATGTATCAGGTTCAAATATTGATAG